CTATTGTGCCTTGCTGCTCTGTGATATACGCATCGCTGGTCCAGTAAAGTGTCTGTGAGCTTCCCAGCGAGAAGTTCATGCTGAGCATCGAAGAGATTGTTGCTGTCATGCCGGTTGTCCTTTCCGGATAAATAGATGGTTCGCTGTGTCAAACATAACACAGAAGCTATCAAGAGCTTTATACGAGGCTTCACCAACAAGCATGGGTGTTGGTTCGTCCAAACTGTTTACTTCCTCTGCTGGGCATCCTGGAGGGATTGAGAGGGTGTTTAGAACATAGACAGTTGCACCAGCGACCAACCTCTGAACGTCTTCGCTTTACCTTCGAACACGCTCATGAGTCCTGTGGTTGCATTGGTGTTTACGTTGATATCCCGGAGGAACATGCACAGGTTGGTTACGTGGCACCAGTTACCTGCTTTATCGATAAGCCATCCATAGTCCTTGACATGTTGGCCTCTGACTCTCGGGTCGTGGATTGAAGAGACAGGCTTGGGAAGCCGTGCACGCTTGGTTCGAGCTGGCTTGTTTGGTTTTGGTTGAGAGATAGGCTTGGGTTTGTTTGGTTTTGGTTGCTTTATGGGCTCGACAGGTTTTGTGGTTGCAGTTGGTGGTGGTTGTTGCTGCAGCTGCCTGTTCTGTTGTTGTTCGAGGAACTTAGGTCTTAGAACTTCTTTGATGTACTTCAGCGAGTTTTGAAACTCTTCTGTTTCGTGAATCCTGACATAAGGCTTTCTGACTCTTGGTGTTGTGTTCATGTGTTGATGATACACAGGAGTGACGCAAGCTGTGCAATGCACGGATGAAAGCCACCGTGCAACGGCTGCCTCTATGGTTTCTTCTTGCGCTTGGCCTGTTTCTTCTTGGGTTTTGAAGACTTCCTCTTTCGTGGCTCTGGTTTAGGTTCTGGCACGAATTCGGGTTCATGCGACTGGTACTGGATTGAATCAAGCAGCCGTTGATAAGCTTCGTCTTTATGCTTCTGCTGTTCGATGAACTTCGGTCTCAACACTGTTCTGCAGTATTCCAGGTCTTGCAGAAACTCTGGGTCTGTGTCGGTACGCCAAAAGAAAGCGCGCTTTTGTTTCGGTTGTTCGCTATCACCATCGATATCGGATTCGTTGTCTTCTTCAGTTGTCATGCAACATAAAGAGAGCTGTGTTGTGGAAAAGAACGAAGCTTCGAGACTGTTATGTCTCGAAGCTTCGTTGAGGACCACAGAACCGGTGACAGAGGAACTCAGCCGACAGCTAGAGTGAGAGGCGACCTACCTAGCTCAGTTGTCTGGCTGGAGCACAGTGTGTTGAGCTTGCCACGAAGAGTTACTTCCATGACCAGTCTTCCACCTTCGTCCATCATCTTGGGCTTTCCAACCATGATGCAGGTTGGCATTCCGACAACCACTTCACGGAGCTGGCCAGAGCTGTTGGTGTATGGCACGAAGCAGTGCAGCTGAAGAGCTGTCTGGTCTGCCCACTGAACATCTCTTGCTGTGTCGACCCTGAACTTCGCTGTTACTTCGGAGAACATGCGCTGACCTGTGCGCATGACACCGGTTGCACCTTCAACACCACCAAGTTCCTCAAGGTACTCGTTGCCGAGGTTGGTCTTGACGGACACGCTCTCCAGTGGGTAGTGTGTTCTTGTGGTTGTGGTTGTTGGCTGCAGCAGGATTGTTGCACCTTTCATAACCATGGGAGATTCAAGCACGTCTGTTCCAACAGCTGTTGACAGACCAAGAGAACCTGTGCTCCAGCTCTTTACGTCAAGTTCTGCTTCAACAGTCATGATAGCGTCACGTTCAAGCTTGAGGTTCAGCGCATTGACCTTGCAGCCCGTCATCTGCCACTGCAGTGTCGAGTCCTGTGCTTGTGCATGCTGGAAGGTAAGCGAGTTGGTGTTGGTCTCTGTTGGATAGAAGTTGTCCATATTCACAACCATCGAACCGGAAACAGGAGCAGCACTGAGTGCTGGTGTTACGCTGATAGAACCGGTTGTGATATCGATTACCATGGCCACTTCTCTACCAACTGAGCTTGAGAAGATCGCATACTGACCAACAGCTAGCCTTGAAGTGTCGTTGACTGGAAGGCTTGTGGTTGTTGCAGACGCTCCCACGAACGACCCAGAGTTCGCTTGGTGGCCACCGAAGCCTGCCTTCATGATTTGCTGCAGGTAGTGATCAGAGCGAGTGTTGCTACCGGAGAACGCCGTTGCATGTGGTCTGAGATAGAAGTTCATCTTGACAGAACCTCCCATCAACCCTCTGACTGGACTCTTGTAGTCATGCAGGTAGATGCTCTGGTTCTCGTTCTCTGCTTCGGTCTGTGATAGCTCGATGGCTACAGAGCCTCCAACTGGATAAGCTCTGTAAAGCGTCGAAGCTACTGTACCGAATGTCTGCTCGATACCTAGGTAGCTCGCAGCTAGCTGCTTGAGGTTGTTTACTTGTGACATGTTCTAGGGTTCCTTCTCGTGATAAATATAGAGCTGTGAAGTATCTCAGAGATAGCTGGTTGTTGTTGTTGCCTGGAATCTAGCAACGACGGAGAGTTCGGCGATTATCTTGGTTGCTAGCTGCCTTACGATGAAGTTTTTGGCTGTTACACCGAACAGAGCAGGCGCCAAGCTTCCCCAGTTCTCATGCCACGTAACTGTTCGAAGTATGTCATGCATGTCTGTGTTCGCTCTTGCAACCACGTCATCCACATATCCCGTACCAGAATCGTACGTTGCATTCTCTGTCATGCCATCGCCGCTGTGTGTGTACAGATAACCAACACGTATGGTGACCGGCGCTGTATACAAGCACACACCGTCTATGGGATTGAAAGACGGATCAGCCGTTGCTGGGCCGAAGTCAATCTGGAAGGCTCTGTCAATTGTGTTGTCAACGTTCTGTTCCAGGGTTCCTGCGTCTCTGTCATGCAGTCTGAATCTGTTGGTTGCGATATAGAACGTTGCTGATGGAGCGTATGTGCCCAGCATCAGGTTTTCAAAACGTTGACGTAGTGTTGTTGTGAGCGCCATGATTATCTCCTAACCAACTTGATCTGAGTTCTGAACTTGTCCAGCGGACCATCTGTTGCCCCGTCTTGTTCATGATCCATGGTTGCAGCCGCTAGAGCAACCTTGAACTCTTCCTCAAAACGTTGAGCCATGAGGGTTCTGTATTCCAGATAATCCGGACCAGCTGCTTCAGCTATAACCATACGCACCATATAGGAGTGAGCTGTGGTTAGGTCTCCGGATGACACAAGAGAACCGGCGCTGTACTGAGCCTTGATTCGTTGAACAATCATGGCCCATGTTCTTGTGCGCAGTTCTTCGAAAGCTATACCGCTGGGAAGCTTCTTGGTTAGTGTTGGATCCAGGTCTCGCATGGTCTCTTCGTTGAGTCTGCTTATGGGTTCATACCTGACAACATCGTATGATTCAACAATTGTTGGCTGAGCTGAACCAGAGACATGATAGTCAACATGAATTCTGTACCCATCACCAATCACGTTGTTGTATGACCCTGTTACTGTGATGTCAATTTGCGAGCCTCCAATTGGGTCGCCGCTTGCATGGTCAAACAGCATGGGACGCAGGAGCGTGATGGTGTTGTTGGACTTGCTCTTGACTGTTACTTTTTCAGCTGTGTAGTCATCTGGGTCACTGTTACCAACGACGTAGCGGTGACCAACTCTGAAGTTGGTTGCTGACCCAATGTTCAGAGTTAGAGCTCCAACGTTAGCGGCTGCGTTGACAGAGCTGGTTGCGTTGTCAATTGTAACAGCAGCAACACCGAGATAGTTTCCGGATGGAGAGTACAGAGAAGCCGTGACTGTTCCGGAATCAGGTCGCCTTGGAAGGTGAGTGTGGAACTGTCCCGTCATGTTGAAGGTCTGGAAAGGTTGAGGTTGCAGCATGGTTTATGTGTCCTTGTGTTCCTGGATAAATAGAAGGTTCCAGAGACATATGTGAGGAAGCACAAAAGACAAGAGGCAGGAACACGATGAACATGCTGCCTGCCTCTGTTGGTGCCTTGTTGGGGCAGCGTTGGGATGTTCTGTTAGACTTCGACAACGAACCAGAAAGACTCATCTGCTGCGATGCCGTAGCCGTAGCGCTGGAGGATTCTAGAAGCCATCCCGAAGTCCAGGGTGATTGGCTTGTCCTTGAAGACTTCGATGTGCTTGTACCTACCCAGCTTACTCAGATATGTTCTACGAGCGATGCGTTCGTTCTGAAGCATGACCGGACCGGTATACTTCTCGTCATTGACGTTAGTCCCTCTGGCGTTATAGCGCACATCGAATTCGCTTGTTAGACCTATCTTAGCGGCTAGGACTTTGCCGTGCTTTTCTTTAGGAAGCAAGGCACCGTTGTAGTCTCTGATTGGAGGATCACAGTCTGGAAGCAACTGCAGCCTGACTGTGTTCAAGTTGGGGTTCTGAGATATCAGCTCCATGGTCTTGACTCTGATTCCTGGGAACCTGCATTGAAGCACGGTTGACAGCACTGGTTTACCTTCTCTGCTTAGCTCATCGACGCAGCGGTCCAGATATGACACTAGATTTTCTTCGCTGGACAAGTGAGAGCGATAGTCTGCAGCGAACTCTGTCCATAGCTCTGGTGGTTCGATAGCAGCTACGGATTCAGCGGCTTGATTGTGTGACATGCTGGGTTGAGACTGTTCTAGGTCTTGAAGCTTGTTCTGTTGTTTTGACATGATTATTCCTGTGTACCAGATAAGTAGGTAGTTTACCGAGTTTTATACCGAACCGGTGTTGGGGTTTTTGGTGTGGTCATAAACCAGTCAGAGAGTTCGTTGACGCAGTAGCGCAATGCATCAGAGGCGTGATCGTTGCCTTGTTCTGGCACATCGATTGGGTTGCCGTTTCTGTCTTTTCTCCATGCCCAGTTCTGGAGTTCTCTGATTAGGTTATGGCAACTGTTGTGAATCAGAAACCGGTCTTCGTTGAACAGCCGTTGTCCTCTGTTGATTGAGTCAAGTGTATCTTTCCTGGATTCGATCCAGGTTGTTCTGCCTGTGAATCTTCGTCTGAGGGCGACGATGCGTTCTGGTGAAGCGGAGTCACAGACGATGAACTCGGGTCTGTACTTCTTGAGGAGGGATTCGAAGATAGGAAACCAGCCTTGTTCGTCTGAGGTTAGACCTTTATGGTACTGCTCTTCAACTGCTACGAGGTTGTTGTCTGTTGTTTCGGCGAAGACAACAGCTGCACCATACCCAGAGAAACCGAAGTCATGACCTATGATGTACCGGCGTATGTTGGTTGGGAGTTGGGTTATGACGTGTTTACTGCTATCGAACCTTGAGAACACGAGACCTGTTCTGCTTGTGAATTCAGCCTTGATGTACTGTTCAACATATTCAGGACTACTTCCAGGACCGTTGAGCTTCATGTTGAGGTAGTCAGAACCTTCGGTGTACAGTGGGTTATCCCAGGTTCTTGCTCTGATGACACAGGAGTGTCCTAGGATATCTTCCCAGTAGTCTTGTGTGCCATCGACACTTCTGAAGCCTGGAGTGTTTGGACCGAATCCAAAAGTCTGAGGTAACCAGTTGGAACCGTTGGGTGTTGTGGTTAGAATCATCTGAGTTTTGCGGCCCTGGTATGGAGCTCTCAGTCTTGACATTAGTTCGTTGAAGGCATCTGCTGTTGGCTCTGTTGCTGCTTCATCGAAGCAACACCATGCGGCGTTGATGGCCTGAAGAGACTTGGAGTTACTTGTTGAGCGCCAGTAGATTGTTGAGCCGTTGTGCAACACCATCTTGTGTGACATTGAGTTGTACTGGTAGAGCTCTGCTGGTATGGTGTCCTGCCATGTCTGGAGTAGACCTTGAACAAGCAGTGGGTATGTTGGCGCTGCCATGATGCCGATTTTACCTGGGTGGTTTACAGTGGCTTGATAGAATGCCTCCACGACTGCAGCCAGGGTCTTGCCTGTTCCAACACCACAGAGGAACACCTTCACAGGATGCTTGTCCTTGTGTAGCAGTTGTTGCTTTTGGTGTGGGATATAGTCCTGGATGCGCACTGTCAGTCCTCTACCTTCAAGTCCAGGAAGGCAGTTGATAGGAACTGTGGTCTGTCCTCTTTTATTGTCGTTACGATTGTCCTGGAGATACCGTAGGAATCTTTCAGCAGGGCTAGACCTTTGAAGTATTGACCCAGGGACTTTTGTTCGAGTGCTAGCCCGAGTCCTCTGAGAACCAACTGTTCGAACAGACCACGTTTATCATCGTTCAGCTTCTTGAGTTCTGCCGTTACCAACTCTTCGATGAACTGCTCGTCTGGATAAACTGACAAGAGAATCTGTTGGGTCTGTGCTGGAGTCTTGCATTGAAGCAACAGGTCTGAACAATACAGGGCAAGAGCCTTCTCGTCGCTTGTTGCTGCTATGAACTCGATAGGGACAAGCTCTCTGTTCAGCTTGTGCTTCTTTCTCTTCCTGGACACTTTTGATAGCTCGTCGTTGGACACTGTGGATAACCCCTGTTCTGTACTAGTAACTATCATGATATGACGGCTCTATCATACAGAGTCAACAGGAGGCTTATTACGGCCTTGCTCTGAGTGGTGGTATGAACGTGCGTCCGAAACGTTTACTTCCTCTGCAGGGCAACGTCGAGCGATTGGGAGGGTGTTCTGAGTCAGTTCTTGACTTGTTCACCAAGACCGGTTTCAGGGTCAACACCGAATAGTTCACATGCTTCGAGATAAGCTTCCTCTCGCTGTACCTCTTTCAAGTAGGGATAGAGGACTGCCAGCAGATCGATTGTCTCTCCGATGCTTGTCAGCTTCAAGCTTGATGTTGTACCTGGAGCGATTTTACCCAAGGCAGCTTCATCTAGGAACTTCTCGACGGTTGCTAGTTCGGATACTACTCGGAGAAGTTCAAGCAGCATGAGTTCGAGTGACTCACTCTTCGATAGTGAAGTCGGGGTTTCTTTTGCCTTGTTCAGCAGTTCTAGTGGGCTCATGTTGATAGATAGCATAAACCCTCAGAAAGTGTGACTTATCACTTTTATGCCTGCGGCCTTCACGTCGCAGATGTTTACCAGTATAATCTCAGAGTTGTCGTTGACGGCGAAAGGCTTGCTTGTTCGGACTGAACCGCTGAAGACAGCTGAGAACAGTCTGTAGGTGTTTACGATGTGATACTCCAGGGTTTCTGTTCTCTGTTGGTTTTGAACACCTAGAACCGTGATGCTGTTGAGAGGTATGATGCCGGAATCGAAGTGCTTCAGTATCTTCAACTCAGAGATGCCCATGTCTTTTGAATCAACACGGATTGTGAATGCCTGTCTGGTTGGATTAGCTTGTTTCTTGGACATACGAACGGCGGCATACACGGGCTTGCCCTCTACAGTTTCGAACTTGTAGTCCTGTCCGTACTCCATGTCCCAACGCTTTTCGATGGTGCCTTTCGGGAATGCTTCAAGACACACACTGCTGCGGAGCATAGCGTCACATCTGCCTGTCTGCCCTAGTAGGTCAGGCAAGAGCTGGTCGCAGAACCACTTGGTTGCTATCTCCCTGTTCTGCTCGATACGTTTCGTGTCCGCCTTGATTTGTTCTCTTGTCCAACTGGTGCCTGTTTTGAGTGGTAGATTGCTCATGATATATTTCCTCTTCAACTAACTAGTAGAGAATACAGTTTTGTACTAGTTACAATAGAGGACAATATGAACAAAACAACAGTGCCACTATTCGAAGCGATAAAAACCAAGAGACAAGGCGGAAGGCCGAGAGAGAAAGCCAGGGTTCGTCACGTTACCCTGTTCATGAACGCAGACCTACTGGATGAGTTCGATGCACTCTGTGACAAGAACATGGAGCGCAGCAGGACAGCCGTTGTTGAAGCGTTGATGAGGCTGTATCTGGAGCAGGGCCAGAAGACTTCGAAAGAAGAGGTTATCGCCAGAGTTTCGAAGTTGCTTGCCGAACTACTCTGAAGCAGCAACCATCTAGAACGAGAAGAGGGGAGGAGCCCGAAAGCTCCTCCCCTCTTCTGTTATGTCGCTCTGAGCTGTTGGTCTTTAGACCATGCCCCAGAGGACTACTCTATACCTCAGAGGGGAGCTTGTACCCCAAGCACTCTCTCTTTTCTCCGGACATAAGTCTCCTGAAGCTGTGGTAGTCTATATCCCTCTCAAGACACCACTGCTTTAGGTCTGTGATCGTTATGAGTTGGCCATCCGGATCAAGCAGCTGATAGGTCTTGTTCTTGAACGAGTGCTTCTCAAGAGCTGGATTCCTACCTTCAGCATGGCGTTGTTTTGCGCTCCTAGACATCTTGGTCTTGGTTTCCTCTGAAAAATCATGAGTTAGCACGCCAGTATCCCACAGCTTTTGCGTGTGGTTGCTTGCCTTAGCTTGGTACTGTGCCCAACCTTCTGGGTCAGACTTTCTGGATTCTAGTGCACTTTTTCTGTTTACTGCCGCCTCTTCAGTTCGAATGCCTTCTGCTATGGAAGCCGTCACTCGTGCCTTATACTCAGGGTCAGACCAGCGCGCTTTTGCAAGCGCTGCTGTCTTTTCCCGTGCTTCAGGAGTTGATTGCCGTGCACTGATCTTGTTTCCCAGTTCCGCTCTGAATGCAGGGTCTTCAAGAGCCTTACGCTTGCCGTCCTGAAGTTTCTTGAGGGCATCTTCACGCCACTGTTCATCGGACCAGAGTTGCTTTCGCTTAGCATCTAGCTTCTCTCTATGCTCAGGGTTGCTCCACAGTCTTTTGTGTGCGGCGCTGAGTTTTTGAGCCGTCTCTTCAGGTGTTTTGGAAAAGCATGACCGCTCTGCACCTGCTACCTCTTTCTTTATGTTGTAGCAGTTGAGACACTTGTCCCATACCTCTTGAATCAGAACCTCTTCACGAGCGTTCCGTTGTTCCTTGGTTGAACCTTCCATAACCTCAACCACTTCGAACACGAGGAAGTCATCGTTGCCTTGTTCAGCAAGACGCTTGTTGAAGTCGTGCTGCAGGAACTTGTTCTGGTGTCTGTTGTTGCGAAGCGATGAAGCGTGTTGTTTCCAGCGACGCTTGAATTCTTTTGCTTGACCAACATAAGTCCTGCCGTTGGTTGTGTTGGTTATTCTGTAGATTCCGGGTTTTAGAGAGTGTGACTGATAGTTGAAAATCATCTGTGGTTTCCTGTTCTGAAATGCAAAAAGCCTCACTGGTTTCCCAGGAGGCTTTCAACACCTCAGAGGTAAGTATACCTCAGAGGGGACCTTTTGTCAAATTATTGACTTCTCAGCGAGATGTTCGTAATCTTCGCATGGCGCCTGCGGTCCTTGACATAGAAAGCCATGGCACCGTGGACACACAGGTTAGCTCCGAGGTTCGCTGTTGGAACTGGGTCGACACGAGGAAGCTGAGCAACCGACACAACTGCATCAGACATATCGACGAAGTACATCTCGTCGTCGCTCATGCCTGGGCATGCTACGATTGGCATACCGTTGTATGCAGCCGCAGCACCGAGGCCGTTGTCACGAACCTGTGCGCCCCACTGACCCTGGTTCGAACCAGAGGTTGCGCTCTGGTAGATGTTCACAACTGCTGGCGAGCAGAAGATAACCGTGTCAGCGAAGTTGGTGTTTCTCGATGCGAGCGAAGCGTATGTGCTGTTCACGCCACCGAGGAAAGAGCTAGCAGACACAGAAGTTTCAACAGCAGCCCAGGTTGAGTAGGTTGCTTGGTTGATGCCAAGAACGTTACCGGTTGCGTCGAGGATAGACGAGATACCAACACCTGCAGACGAACCGCAGAAGAGGTCTTCGAAATACTTGAAGAGAGACTCGGTGGCCTTGTCTTGTTCGTGTTGGACGATATCCGATACGATGAGACCAGCGTTTTCAGCATTCATGAGCTGGAAGTCTGTTACACCGAAAGCAACCTTGCCGTACGAGGGTGCTTTCGATCCTCTCACGCTAAGTGTGCCACCGAAGGTCGTGATGCTTTCCTGCTCGGTCCAGGCCGAAGCCGCTTCCTGGTCGCCGTAAATCCAGGACCAGCTCACAGTTGAGCTACCCTGAACTGGCTCGAACTTCCCGAACGCTCTAAAAGTGTTGAGAAGCGGAGTCTTGCGGAGGACGCCATCGACGATTCCTCCTGTAAGATTCTCCTTGATGTAATATGAACCTGATACGCCTGTGGTATTGACTGACATGACTTGTTTCCTCTTTATTGGGGCTCAAGTCTTGTCTTGCCTTCAGGTGTCCATCAGTAGACAGGCGAAGCAGGCTCTTGGAGCTCAACTTATAGATACAACGCAGGTAAACCTGTTTTGTACTAGTTGCTGAAAAATCACCTCTTGAAGAGTGCCCCAGCACCCATACGTTGATTCAGAGCCGCAGCGCTGAGTGGGTCACCTGTGGGTTGTGTTGGTACAGGCTTGACACCTTGAGCTGCAGGCTTGATACCGGCAGGTTGAGCTGCTGGAGGCTGTACGAAGTGAGCCTTGTTCTCAAGCCACTGAGACACGAACTGTTCTGTCTCTACAGGGTCAGAGCCTTCTGGTAGAGTTGGGAGAACCTTACCTTCGGGTGTGTACTGGAACTTACTAGACAACAGACCAACAACGTCTTCAAGTGCTGATTCCTTGACGTTGAGTTTCTTGGCTGTGTTGACAAGCTCTGAGTGAATAGCTTGAGCGACCTTCTCTTTCTGGGTTAGGTCACGGAACTGTTCGAGTTCTGTCTTGGTTTTCTCCAGGTCTATCTTGGACCTTTCGAGTTCCTTGACCTTGTTCTTGAAGCTGTTCAGTTCTTTTTCCTTGGCATTGAGTGCTTCTTGAAGCTTGGCAAGCTCCGGATTCGCCGTTGCAAGTGTTTCCTGAGCAGCCTTCTTGGCTGCCTGTTCCTTGACACGCTGAGAGAACGACTTGAGTTGTTTCATGATATTTCTTCCTGTTCTGCAGATAACTAGGTAAACTACTTGTATTCTGTGGGCAGAACGTGAAAAGTCCTACCAGCATCGATCCGGTAAGACTCTGTTGAGCTTGTTGGTTGGTTGACGGCCTTGGTTTATCAGGCTGTTGCTGGTTCGCCTTCAGCTGTCTCTTCGGACGAAGACTCATCCGAACCAACTTCACCGAGGGCTTCTTGCACGGTTTCTACTGGGACAAGAATCTCAACCGGATCTGCACCAGCTGCCTTGAAAGTGAACTTTACGTCACCGTCTGGTGTGGTTAGCACTGTCATGCTCTCAAAAGTATCCAGGTCGACCATCACTCCCTGTGATAGTGCCTCTGCCAGTGCTACTGATGCTACTTCGAGCAGGACGCTTGCCTGCTCTTCGCTTGATAGTTCGTCGGTTACGCCTGCTGTGTCAATCATATGTGGATTCCTTCTCGTGATAAATATACGGGTTCTAGACTTCACGAGTTCGAACCACGTTTTGCTACTCGAACTTCGCAGTTGGCGATAGACCTATACAGAGCTCCACCGAGATAACCGATGCGTGCGTTGCCTTTACGCTTGACGTACTCTCTGCTCAGCGGACGGAGTGCTAGGTCTTTTCTACCTGTCTTGATTCTGTCTGCCACATCGTCTCTATAAGCGTATCCAGCCGCTTCAACACATGACGTAGCAGCGAGAGTTGTGTCATCCACGAGGTTGCTAGCTGTCTCTAGAGACTGCATGAAGGCAGCAGCCATCCTATCGAGTGTTATGCTGGATAGCTCGGTCACGTCTCTGTCGGAGTCTTTTAGAGATTCGAGCTTGTTTCGTTCGTCTTCCGGAAGCAGAAGTTCGATTCTGAAGCTTGTTAGTGCTTGCTTCAGGTCGTTGACGAATTCAGAGGCTTTTTTTGTCATGGCTGAGCTGGTTCTGTTGGTGGTTCGGTGTCCATGGTCGCAACATCGGATGCCTGTTGAACTACTGGTTGAGCGGCTTGCTTCATGGAGCGTTCAATCTCTCCCAGGATGCTGGTGAGTTCTGTCTCTCCGAGAGGAAGAGCTGACGACAAGAAGTATTTGACTGCTGCTAGCTTCGCCGTTGAACCCAACTCCACTGTCTTTCCGAGAGTTAGGACTGCGAGGGCATTTGCTACACCTTCAGAGCTGTCTGGTAGCGTGAACCTGTCTGGGTATGTGACTGTGATACCTTTTGGTTCAATGCCCAGGACTGCACAGGTTACCGACAGTAGCTTGGTTTCGAACTTCTTGAGGTTGGCGGCGAAGGCTTTTACTCTAGCTTCGAACTCTCTTGACTTGATTCTGAGAGAGATTCCGGACTGTGGAACACTTGACTGTTCAATATCAAGACCGACAAGCTTGAAGACCCAGCGTCCCAACCAATCGGCGTGGTTTCGAAGTTCCTCTGTGCTTTCCTTGCTTGGGTTGATATAGGTCGGAGCGTTCGTGTCTGAGTCGTAAGGCAGTGCAGACTTGGTGCCGATAGCGATTTCTGCTTCAGCTGTCAGAGCTCCTCCTGTCTTCTTCATAGGCAGAGTCAAGAGCGGGAAGTGTGATCCCAGGATATCAACAGCTGAAGACAACAGGTTGAATATTGTTCTTCCAACATGTGCTGCATCTGCTACGAGAGAGATTCCGAGAGGTGCTACGCTTGTATTGTCTCTCTTGTAGTAACCGACAACCACAGGAAGATTGTCGCCGAGTGTTGGAGACAGCGGTGTTGAAGACACGACTTCAAGGTTGCCGAGGTTGATGCCTTTACTGAAGTCTACGGTTCCACGAAGCGACTTGAAGCCGGTCGAATCCAGCAGTGTTATTGTTACGGTCTGAATCGAAGGCTGAGTTTCGTTCTTGTATTCGCTGGAGTTTACCCATGCGAAAGCTTCAAGCTTGCCGTAGTCGTTCACCTGCAGATAGCACACCTTCGTTGGGTCAACGTGGATATACCTTGGCTTGCCTACCACTTCGATATCAACGTCAACAACTACGAAAGAAAAACCGTAGACGGCGAAGCTCTCAGCACACTGAGAGATGAACTCTGGGTAGCTGGATTCCTTGTAGTCAACGTCTTGTGTTAGTACGTCTTCGAGTGGACCCAGGTCTCTATAGACCTTCTGGAGAGCTGCGTCACAGTAGGCCGACACAATAGGCTGAACCAGATTGAGATACGAGCTCTTTTGGACTCTTGCCGAAAAGCTCGTCTGTGTTTCCCCATCGAAAGGCAACAGGTAGGTGTTGAAGGTTGAACCCGCTCGGGCAACCACTTGTCCTGATTCCTTGTCGTGATACCTCACCGTTAGCGTTGTGCTGGACAGTGTGGATGGCGAGGGTGATAGGTAGGATGCTCCACCCTGGAAGCTGTCGTTGTAGAACAGCAGAGTGTTTCGAATCGCTGAATAACTTGTTACTTCGGACATATTGAGTTGGCCTCTTGCCATAAATAGAGAGTTCGCAAGCACAACTTTCTGAACACGGTTTTGCAGGCTTATCTACGGCTTCAACATGTTCGGTGGCACGTTGGTGTGTTCGAGTTGTTCTGTGCCTCTATTGAGGCGTATATGGCCTTTGAGCCATGGTCTTTAGACCATAGGAACTCCTAGCTATGGTCTAAGAGCCTATGGTCCTGAAGTTGGTGTCATGCACTGCTTGAGGAAGTAGTTGAGCTTGGTCTTCATGCCTGTTGGTAGGATTATCTGAAGCACAGCGCCGTTTACGTTGTCGTTCAACAGAACTACCAGTATACCACTACCTGTTGGTTGGCAGTCTTCCCATGTGTGGTTGCATAGGAGTGCGACATCGTATATCGCATCTCTGTTGTTTCGGGCTATATACAGGCCAAAAGCATCGTCTAGAAGAGAGTTGTCGGTTACACTGAGTCTCAGGAGATAAAGTCCAGGCTTGAACTGCCTTGCAAGCATGTCGAAGAAAGCTTCTTTCAACAGTTCGTTGTCCGATGTTGTAGCTCTCTTGTCGCTTGTCATCGGCGTCAATCGTCCTTGTCTGAGTCTGTCTCAATGCTGAGCTTCTTCTCGATCGTCTTTACCCTGAACTCCAGAACAGCATGCTTGGTCTGGAAGCTATGCGATTCTGTTCTGATGGAGTGGATGTCCGCTCGCATCTCTTTCACTTGTGCCAGAGCATCCGTGAGCTTCTCATCAAGACGCTTCACTCCATACCGGAGAGTTAGGAGCATCGCTCCTGTTGATATAATCCCACTCACGATCCACTGAATCCACGAACTTGCATCACCCATAGCGAACACCATATCCTGTATGAATAGGTAGAGTTATTGCCCGGTTTATTTGAGTCAGGAGAAACAGGAAACGCCCTGTTGGTCGTTCTGTGTCAGTGTGGTGAGCTGTGGAAGGCACAAAAAACGAAGCCCCCAGAACTTTCGCTCCAGGGGCTTCGCAACTACACACTCAGAAAGTAGGAGAGGCACCATGCCTCACAATCTAACTATGAGGCTGTTGTGTTTTTGCACAGCTAAAGCTGTTTGGAAGTCTCCGGAACAAGCTGGTATGCACCAGCCCACCTGGGAATATCATGAAGTATCGTTCCGTCTTGTTTCAGAAACGTCAGGAAGCCGTCTGGTGTGCACTCCAGGAACACAGCGAATTGCTTGGTGTATATGCCCTGTTGCGTTGGGGTGCTATCGTAGTAGCTGTACAGGTTGCCTGGGATGAGGTTCATGGCGTTGCGAACTCCACGAACATGTTTACATACTGTATTCCGGCTTTACACACGTTGCCGTCCGGTTTCAGGAACATTATGGTGCAGTTCAAGCCCTCCAGACCCAAATAAACCAAAACAGGGTTGCCTTCTATGCCAACATGGACGTTGGTAAAGCAACCGGCAGAAACTAGTTGGTATAGTTTCCCTGGGACAAGATGCTGGTACAACGCTGCTCTATCGAACACTCGCTGTGCTATAGCACGTTCTGGGATTAGTTGATCGATGTCACGTATGATGATTGGTCTCATGGCGTTGGGACTTCTGTATAACAACCGACGCTGTATCCTGGAGAGAACACCACTTCCCCGCTGGAGTTGAGGAAGCTCAGCCAGTCTCCATCATCTGTTTCCATGCTCACAAAACCCAGGAATACCAGGGGGAACTGCTGACCGGTGAGCATGTGATAGTAGATGCGTCCTGGAACAAAATAGCTTAGCTGTTTTGGGGCTGGAAACATTTTGAAGGACACTCTGACTTACCTCTTATACTTTCTTTCTGCTTGAGCTACGTCAAGCTTGGTCTGAACTTCTTACTTGGCAGTTCCAAGCCATGATGGTTCGCTTGCCTCTGCGCACTGCCTTCAGGGTGTATCCAACGAACGACAGAAACCCTGTCAGCTGGAAGATGGTGTACCTCTTGTTTTGCAGGGCTTCGATGTCGTTCAAAAGCTCTGTCGTGGTCTTGTACTCCGCTGTCTTGTTGACTCGCTGGAGTGTGAAGTTGAAGTCGTCGTTGTACATGTTGTTCTCCTACAAGTTGTTGTGTTCCGACAACTGCTAAACATAAGTAGTACGATTCGCTCGTATTATACAGAGAATTCAACACTCAGGTTGCGTGCGTTAGAC